CTATTTCAGGGATATCATGAGAATTTCAATCAATTTCTATACATATGCCATATCAGGGGATATAAATATCGATAAGATAAAAAGATTTTTTATTGAGGATAGATTTTTCTTGGATATACGCGATTCCGTTTTCATCAAGAATCTTCATCGCTATTTCTTGATATCGTGTAATTACCGTTCTTTTTCTTGCAATTTCAGATACTCGCTTCATGTGAGATATTCTTTCTTTTTGTCGTTTTGAACGATCGCTTGCTACCTGCGCACGAGATTTTTTGGGCATACTAATTTAGTGGTAAATATATACGTCATTTTTTTTGAAACTTTTTATACTCTTCTTTCGAAATTCAAATACAGTTTGCAGTAAATTCCGGATCGTATATTTTTGGCATAGGTTGTAATTAAGTATATTCTCCAAGTACTTCTCTGATTTTAAGATCGAGAAGAGATTCTACTATCGGCGATACTCTTTGTTCTTCCGATAATTTCGATAAAGCAAATTGTCGAAGATTTTTCCATCTTTCTGGATCTTCTTTCAGTTTTTGCATTGCGTGAGTGATTTTGTCTTTTTTTTCCATAGTTATCTCATATTTTGTATAGAAATTAGCGATATAATCTTCATATTCTGGGTATCTAATATTTTTCACCGCCACTTTCATCGATCTGATACTACATATTTTATTCAATTTATATCAAATTTCCATTGTCAGTACTTCTTTTTTGCAAAAGTAGCTATGTATTGAAGAACATCTTCAGATGTATACTTTATAAATTCAAATTTATTCTTTATGAACTCTTTTATTCCATCTAAAAAATCTATAAATTCCTGAGAAAGCTTATAAATATTACACTTAAATGGATTGTTCCTACACTTTGCCATACCAACTTTTATAAAAAACTTCTGAATCGCAAACTGTTTTATAAGTGCCTTTAACTTCCTCTCTGATAATCAAAACCGAACGTATTCCATCCGTGAAAATCCGACTATTCAAAATTTCTTATATCTTTGCTTAATCGCAAGGAATATCTTGTATTGGGATCTTTCTGAAATTCAAAACATAAAAAAGAAGTGTCGGTTAGGACACTTCTTTTCGTCAATAACTCAGGCAATACTTGAGAGGTTGGCGAACTCAAGTGCCAACCTGAGTTATGAGAAATATTATTTCTTAAAATTATTATATCTTTTTTTTATAAAAAGCAATATTTTATATCTTTTCTGTATAGATATTTTCATGTTTTCTCTATTTACATCATTCTAGTGGGTCACTCATATTCAGTCAATAGTATTTGTCTTCTTTTATATAATTAATCGAGCTACCCTGGTATTTCCTTTCATATCTTCCTTTTTTATATACCAATATCCACTATCATATTTATATCCTTGCTGATCGACTACTTTATATCTATCTCCGAGATCTTCCACTATGCAGACGAAATGATTCATCTTGCCTTTAAAATCTTGAATATATGGAGTATTACGGATACTCTCGAAATTCATATGATAAATAAGTACCACGAGTTTTTCTCATGCTTTTAGGTAATTATCTATTCTTCGAGGTGAAACGATCGTAGAAAGCCCCTTTATGATTCATTTTGATATAAGGGTTTTCTCCATATCAGGATATCATAGCATAGATCAAAAAGAAATTATCTTTTCTTCCGAAATATCCACTCACATTCTTTGCAAAGCATTTAGGCAAGCGTAAGATCAGCATTCTCAAGCTTTTTTTTGAGTGTATATTATATCTTTCATTCTTGAAAATAAGGAAGAGGATCGATCCATCCTCAATATCAATTATTTTTATTCAAGAGGTTTCCTTTTGGATCAAAGAATCGCAAACCGAAATGAAGGTGTGGTCATGTAGAATTTCCCGTATTACCACTCTTTCCGATCACTTGTTTAGATGTAACAGAATCTCCTGTCTTGACGTATATTTCAGAGAAATGACCATAGATAGTCTCATATCCTCAATCGTGCATCTGTCGCTTGATTTTGACGTGCTTTCCGTATCATTTTGTATCTTCGATCGCTGTTACAATACCTGGATGAGTCGCAAAGACGTGTTCTTTATTACAACGAAAATCAATCCCGTTGTGTCCTTTCCACCCAAATTGTGCATACATCTGTGGATTCTCTCCAAAATGCTGTGTTATGACGTGTTTCTTTCTCCAGAAGGGATTATTTAACATGATTATATACTTTTAAGGCTATTTGATTTCTTAAATCTTGGATATCTTTTTCTTTCTCTTTCATTCGGAGTTTCCATAATTCGAGCTCTCGTCATTCTCTATGGTTACACTCATGTAACATTTTTTCATATTCGAGCTGGTATTGACTAAGGAGAGCTTCGATCATAAACATATATGAGGACTAGAAAATATTTCTTTATCGCATTTTTGACAGTAAAAATGGGGCATTATCGGAAAGTATTATATGGATAATTTTGTCCTGGTTCTACATCTCTAAAGCTATCATTCATACGATCGCATAAAGAATCTTTTTGTTCTGCTTTTAAGAGATCGGAAGTCGCCTTTTCTACTGCGAGTTGCTTTTGGTGTGCAAGAATAGCGTGAGGAACTGTGTCGTCATCCATTTCGAGTTTTTCCATATTAGTAAAAGCTTAAAAAAAGAATAGGCGTAAAAATATACCCAATACCAATCCCGAGAAGAAAATATATGTATTTTCGTTTACTTTCATGTAACATTATTGATGTTTAAAAATAAACCCTCCTTTCGGATTCGGTCACGAATTTATTTTATCCTTTTGATCGACCGAGTCAATTTTTATTCCAAGCCACCCATCCACCAACACGTACTCAGAAGTATATGATTAGTCTTTCCCAGAATCCTGCTCACTCATATGCGAGTCATTCGAGGAGTGCTAAGTCTGCTTCTTTTCTAGTAATGGGTGAATACCTCTTCAGAATTGGACTATAGGCCCTATGGAAACCATATGCGCTATCATGGAGCACATACGAGTTATACCGTGTAGGATCAAAGATGGGACGGAGTATCCTCGGAATAGATCCATAATTCGTCATAAATCATTTATTGGCTATGATCATCCATTGATCCATATCATAATAATCGATCAGCCAATAAAAAGACTTCTCCACTTTCCAAAGGGAAGTTCAAGAAATCTTTGAGACTGTTCAGTTTTTTAATTTTTCCATTATCGAATAGATACATTATCACGATAGCTTTCAAGTCTTTCTACAAGTTTAATTGGCATTTTCACTCAGAGATCATTCATATGTTTGATGATCGAAAGTGATTCATTGACTCCGAGGTATACTATGATAAAGTTCTGAAATCCAAATTCGACTGTCGTATGGAAGATGAGTATATCAGTCCAGTGTGCCATCGATATTCCGACAATATATATCATCATTTTATAGAGTCCATTCATCATCTTTTTTCGAGATATTCTATGATCTCGGAATGCTACCGAAAATCACATGACAAAGTCGAGAATTAGAAGAACAAGAAGTGCTCTTATCGCCATATCGAATCATCATATAAGGAACTCAAAGGAAACTACAATAAATGCAATTATAGATTTTACAAATGGATGATGAGTCACTTGATGAAAATATCCGATTATTGTATTCAGCATTATAGTGTAAGGTTATGATTTCGGAGGTATTTCTTTATGAGAAGTATTCTTTGTTTCTGTAATTGTCGAGGTGGGATATCTATGAATATCCCCATTACGTCTTCTGCAAATGATTCTTCTACGTTTGTTCTTCCATATTCCCTATAGAAATTATAGATTTTAGATTTATCTTTTTCATAGAGTTTTGAGTATTCAGATTTTTCTTTTTCAGAAAGTAAGCTATAGAAATGATGCCCTATTTCATGGTATTTCTCCATCTGTACAACTTGTTTGTTCTCATTATCACACACATAAGCAATAGATGTTTTTACATCATATCCACCGCCGTATGGTTTACCACATTCACCAAGTCAAGGCAAACTTCATCCTATAGGGATCATCATAATTGTTACCAAAGATGCGAGAGTTTCTAGAGTCATGAGGATATTATATCTTAATCAGGGGAATAAGGCAAATTAAATGAAATAATCTATGTTATATCGTATAACAAGAAAACCTACGAAATTTCATCATAATTTTTGTATTGCAATACTTCAGAAGTTTGTGTTTCATGTACTTGTTACAGCTGAAGCTCAGTCAAATATTTGTGTTGCAAGTCAAGATTGTGTAGAACTAGAGAATGGCAGAGTAAGGCTTATAGAATTTATTGTAGTTTGTGGTGTTGCAATATTTATCTGTCATTCTATATGTATTTTTCTTCAGTTAACTCCATACTTACTAAATACATTAGTGATTCATGTAGACGTACCTGCGGTAATTGTTGGAACCCAATCTTGAGGGTCTGCATCAGTGGTATAATAGTTCCTTATATCGCTTGTAGCTGGTATACTCCATGTATATCCTGCACCTGCTGATAAGATAGCATTGAAACGACCGATGTTGATTACTCAATCTGTAGAATTATAATTTACGATTCACATAGCACCTTTTTCATTAGTATTACTATTTGTAATGTCTGCCATTGTTCTAGCAGAAGAGAAACGAGTAACAAGTAAATTTGTTGCACTTGTTGTTGTATTCCATTGAAACATTCCAAAGTAGTCTATTTCTTTTGTTGCAAGTTCAGCACTTCCAGCATTCAAATAATTAGTTCAAGCATTGAAAGTAACTGATAATGCACTTGAAATTGTACGAATAACTCCATTAGCATCTTTGTATTTTATTGGGGCTGTTGAACTAGGTGTAGCACCTGCATAATTTAATACGGTTATAGTAAGGTTATTACTTACTACTGTACGAGATAGAGAGTATTGGTAGAAGTCAGCATCACCGAGGTATTTTGCATAAATAGGATCAAAATATGTCTTGAGTACACTTTTTAACGTGCTAAAAAGAGCTCATTTTGTCGTTCAAATACTCGATTGTTTTACTATTACGTCAGTATCTGCGATCGAGCTATCGTAAGGCGTGAATGCGTTTATCTGTTTATCTGCCATAATTAAGTATTATCAGCGCATATAAGAAGAAGAGCCGTCACATATTCTTGGAGATTATTATGAGGCATACTTGAGCCTTTTGCTGTTGTTGTAACTGCAACAATATTTCCTCAAACTGTACCAGCAGAAACAAGACTTGCTCATCATCAAGCATTTGTACCAGTAGCTGTCCACGAATGATAATGAGTTGGCATTTCTGATTCTGTCAGAGTATGATTTATTTCTCATCCGGTTTGACCAACCGTGTCAAAGTTTGCAGAGTATAAAGTATGCGTTCCGCTTCATGCCGAAGAAGTATTGATAGACGCACCTCAAAGTGTCGCCGATACCTCGAAGGTGTTTGCCGTTGCATTCTTAACGAAATATTTTGTACTTGTCGTGAGACCAGTCGGGAGTCATCCTGTCGTGGTAAAATATATTTGATTCCCATTTGCAAGTCCATGTCCGGTATTTGTCACTACTCATGGAGAAGCGTTTGAAATTGTCGCCGTTCCCAGTGACGTTGCTGCTTTTTTACCAACAAGAACTCTTCCAGGAGGCGGAAGGTTGAAAGTTGAAGTACCATTTCATACTCAATATGTGGTTCAAATTACTGCAAAAAGAGCTGCATAAGTTGTTCTATCAATTTCTGATCAATCACATACGAGCCATTGAGCACTCGGGGAAGTATTTCCTGCAAAGTGTTTGAATTCACCAATAAACCACCGATTTATCACATCATTTCGAAGGTCATTATATTGGCTTGCAAGTCATTGCTGTCATGCCGAGACTGTTGAAGAAAAAAGTGTCATAAATTACGAAGAAAATGTAATTTGAAAAGTACAAGTTAAAGTTTCTGTTGGAGAAACTGTAATATTGGTAGCCACATGAGAAAAAAGAATTCCACTATTTGCTGTAGCACTACAAGTCGTAGCATTTCCATCGCCAAAAAGCCCAAATTCTCTATGTGTTCACGTTGCTTCTCAAGCAGCGAAAAAGGCGGATACATATCATACCGCCCCTGAAAATGTCGTAGAAGAAGCCGCCTTTCTTGTAATTTCTGTACCAAGCTGTGTATCTGATATAGCAGGAGCAGTCGTATTTGATCAAAGACCTATATAAAGATTATCACCGATGTCTTTCGTATTATCTCAAGAAAGTTGTGCAGCAAAAGCCGTCTTTGCGACTGTTGGGATAAGATTATATTCGTGAAAATATCGTTCCATACCTGTCATTATATCTTTGACCGTAAAATTCCATTCTCCGATCATTCCTATGTTTTGATTTGCTTTCATAAATTTAGTATAAAGAGATTCAAAAAAATGCAAAATTTAACTCCATACAAATTCGTCATAAGTAATTTCAGTTGGTCATCATCCGATATCTCCCCAGTAAAAAGGAGGTAGTACGACATCGCTTGAAAAAGAGTCTGCCATTATCATAGTTTCTGTTTTCGTTTCTCCATCTATCAAATTTGTGAGAGAATCCATGATCATTAATACCTCGCTTCATGATTCAATATTATTGACGACTTCATTTTCATTTATCTTTATTTTTCGATTGCTTGCAAGTATTTGTTGAAGTAGCTCAAGCATTCCGAATAAGAGAGAAGAGCACGTGACAGTATACCGATTATTTCACCACTCAAGTTGTTTACATCGCACCGATTGAATTATAAAATCCTGATCGATATTTCTTTCCGAAGAATCAGTATCTTTGATTCGTATTTGCATACCTGCCTCAAGTCCTTCTTGTTCTGTTGTGAAAGTTGCAGTAATGATAACATTCGAGTATTTATTTACCATTGCCTCCGCTGTTGCGATCGCTTCACTCCTCGAAGATATTGTCTGATCGACTATCTTTTGTCCGTCAAATATTCCATCTGAAAATCCAAGAACACTTTTCATAAGATCGATCGATACGTTATTTTTGATCTGTACAAAAATAGGTATTACCTCGTTATATCGAAACAAAAGGAATTGTCATGCTATTACTGTAGGTTCTGCATCTGCATTTCGTATAGATTTCTCGTTGAAATTCGACATGAAGTTATACGAAGTATCGACATTTATTCCTTCGACTCATACTGTCTTTGTAGTAAATAGAGAGATCGTATCTCCACTCGTTTGCCCTGTTACTGCTGTAACTGTGAAATTATCTGCATCGATTCGTGTGATTTCACGAACGGCATTTGATCGAGTACGATTAACGATATAGTCACCTGTCACAAGTCCATGTGCAGTTGCTTTTATATTTGTCGTAGTCGTTCCCACTTCGGTAGTATCTGTACTTGATCCATCATTTATAAAAATGGAAAGATTCTTGAATTTATTCTTCATGATCCACTCTCGTGCCACTCCATTTCATTCTACGACTTGAGAATATTTATTTTCACTCGTTTCCTCTCATCATTCGACTACTTGTCGATTAATCAATCGTGAAGTGTCATAGGATATAGAGAGGTTTGCAAAGTTATTACTCGTTTCATTTATCGATATTGGAGATTGAATCGTAGTATTTGGAAATAACCATATATATTTGTTATAGTCCACATACCAATACCAAGAAAGAGTATCCGCAATTCTTTGCATGACTTCTGTTGGCTTTGTTCGATTGACTCGAAAGTCTTGGAAGAGTGAAGAAGAATCGATATGAGGATAATGACGATAAAAGCTTGATTCAAGTATTCGTATTCCGTCTATCTTTATATTTTTACTTCATCCTCACACGACTGATATATCGATATAGGTAATACTTGTAAGATCTACCGATCAAGTCTCTGTCATATATCGAATTCATCGATCATAGTAAATCCATCCGATTCATGGGGTGAACGTATCAGAAAAATAGTTACTTACATCGCTTCATATTTTGATCGTCACGCTTGAGATATCCGTGACATTATACCAAAATGCGAGAGTTCACCCAAGCCACGTATTTACGAACGAAAATTTATTCCCAAATTCATCGACAAAATTATTTGCAAATTCATCGACTATATATCCGCTTGCTCAAAATTCTACAGTAAGTATTTCCGATATATCTATCGAGATAAGAGTAGCTGTTGTACTTGTCCCGGTAAAATTCATACATCCTTCTCATTCTCTATAATCCGAAGTATCAAGAGTAGGATTATTCGTCCATATACTTCGAAGTGCTGTCGTATTTGCATAATTAAACTCCTCTATTTCGATATTTTTATTGATCGTAGTATTGCAGAAGTCATTTATGATATATCGTGCATCACGATCAGCATATGAATCATTTACAAGCTTTTTATCGAAGATTCGAGTATAATCAAGAGCTGTTACATCGAATTCGACATTCCCAAGAACAGTTTTATTTGAGTCCGATATATCCACGATATTTCATGCAAACCGCAAACGTCATGCGATAGATCATGCTATAGGAGTATCGGTAAATCAAGAAATATTGATTTTTGTATAGAGTGAATCACTTTCTATGGAAAGTATATCATGCGACTCCTCAAATTCTTCTCATATCGCAAACGTCATTCTATCGCCAATCCTAAAGAGATTATTTTGTATTACTTCCTCATATAGCTTTTTTATCGTTACACTCGTAGAATCGCTTGAAATGATAGGAAAACCTTCGTATATTTTGACATCATCGAAATAATTTGGAGAAAAACCCGACAATGTGAAGCTTGCCGAGTTTACCCTTTGTTGGAGTTCGTCACTTATAGATATTGAATTTCTATGAAGATTATCCGTTCGATTAATGTCAGAAATGAATAAATACATATTTTAAACGTATGAAGCTCTAGTAAGTTTTGTGACGATCATATTTCCGATTTCTTCCGCTGCATCGCTTCAAAACATTCAAGAAATATTTATTACGATTCATCCGCTTGATCATCCGATTTTATGATTCGGTATAATCTGTCATGAAGTACCAGGAGTAAATATCTCAGGTCATTTTTCACCGACAAGATACGATGATCCTCATGCTACAGGTCATCCGCTTGCACGAGCTCAAGAAAGAAGACTACTTGAAGTAACGCTTCATCCTCTAAGCCTATTGAGTTGCATCATTAAATCAATAGTTCTCTGAATTGATTGTTGTACTCAATTAATATTTGATTTAAAGAGATCATAATATTGATTTTCTAGATTTACACGAGTTCTTGCAAGTTCTTTATACGCTTGCTCTTCTGCCTTTAAATCGTTTTGTTTTTCAAGAAGAAGCTGTTTATTTTTTTGTATTTCTGTATCTATCTCGAGTTTTCGGAGTGCGATATTATCAAGTATTTTTTGAGTCTCGCTTTTTTGACTTTGCATGACTGCAAGTTGATATTCTTCTGCTGTAATAATACTTTTTGCAAATGTAAGCTCATTTTGTAGGGCATTCATTTTCACAAGGTCTTCAGCTGTCATTTCGGATGCTGTTTGCTGCTTGAGAAGTGCGAGCTCTTTTTCTATTTCTACCGCTCTTTCTCAAATTTTTGCTCTTCATTCCGTTTCTACTGTTTTTTTATTTCCTGTAAGCTCATTTATTTTATTCGTAATATCAGAAATATCAGATTTTAGCCCTTTTATTTTACTCGCACTTGCTTCGATCGATGCTGTTACTTTTGCAAAAGCCTCACTTGCTTTTCCTGATAAACTCGAAAGCGTACTTGATATTTCGCTTATACTAAATTTTTTCCCTATTGCAGAAAGCTTTGTTGCGATCTCTTTTGCTCGCATGTCAATTACTGCTGTACCTGTAGAAAGTCCTTGCGCAAGCATTGTGATAAGATTTGGCATCCACTTATCTGCATCTTTACCAGGTCATTTCTTTGTAGGGGAATGAAACCCGAGATAGTCTTCTATCGTAGTTGCAATTGAAGTAATTCAATCTTTTAATGCTTGTACTTTTTCTTTAAGTCAATCGACAAACATTTGGATCATATTTCATCCCCATTCTTTTGCTGATGTAAGTCATTTCTCGATAATTACCTGCAAAGAATTCATGAAAGTCGTAAAATATGTTCCTATTCCGTCAATTATTTTTTTTCATATTTCTACAAGAGCGGTTCATATTTTTTCTATAATTCATTGCAAAGAATTCATGAATGTAATGAAATAGCTTGAAAAAGTATTCCAAACTGATTTCATTGTTTCAATTGTATTTTTTGTATCTGTAACAAGCTTATAGAGAATTATTCCAAGTCATGCTATTGCTCATCATATGAGTACAATTGGATTTGTTGCAAGAAAAGTAAGTACAGTTGCAAGAGTTTTTAGAAGTGCTATTCATCATGCAAGTATAGTCCATGTTGATGTTAAAATAGGCGCAATAATAAGTATACTTGCTCACATCGCTGTTACGGCTCATGTAACGAGTATAATTTGTTTTGTAAGCTCAGGGTTTGCCTCAGCCCATTTTAATACTTCTTGTGCTACTCAGAGAGTTTTTATTTTAAGATCATTGAGTATTGGGATAATAGATGTAGCAACTATTTTTGATACATCTTCAAGAGATTTATTAAGTTGTATTTGGCTTCATATAGCTGTCTGCGTAGCATCAGTTGCAAAACCCTTGTAAGTAGATTGAAGAACTTTATATATTGCATCAGCTTTTTGAGCTTCTGTCCCATTTTTTATCAGATTTTTTGTATGCTGATCAAGTATAAATCATGATTTTGTAAGACTTGTGAAATTTCCATTGAGAGCCTGAGCAAGTCATTGAGTCATCGATCTATATTCATCTGCGCTCGCGCTTGCTCATTTTTCTGCAATCACATAATCTAATATTGCAGGAGTAAGTTTTTGAATTGTTGAAGCTTGGAGATTAAATGTTGCAAGTTGGCTTTGAGTGGTGACAATCATGTCATATCAAGCCACTGTACTCTTTTCGAGGGCTTCCGCTTGAGCTATTAGCGATATTACTTGTTCATCGGTAGCTTTTGAAGCTACTTTTAGAAGTTTTGTGAGGCGATTTGTTGCTTCCGCATCTTCTTCAATTGCTAATTTTCATTTATAAACTATTGCGGAAAAGGTTGCAAAAGCTATTGCAGAAACCTTTCATATTTCCTCTAATGCCGTTTTCATCGTTCATGCGCTTTTCTTTATTTTATCCAAAGAGCCCTTAACATCATTAAGGGCTTTGGTTGCTTGTTCTGTTCATTTTACTGCTGTCTGTAGTATGAGCTCCGTTGTTGCCATTATCTTTATTGATTATATTTTGTATCAAGATAAAGTCCTGCATTCTCTGAAAATCGTTTTCTTTCCAATCAAGCCCGAATTTCTCCGACATGATGTAGTCGGTGACTCTTTCATCTCATCATCATTTTCATTTACAGGCGAGTTGAAGCTTTGCTATTTTTTTTTATCCTGATCGTTCGTAAGAAGTGGGAGGATTTCTTTTGAGATTTCTTGAATCGTGATGATATCGAGCTTCATGATATTATCGGCATTAAGCTCAGGAATATTTCCATCCTCATCTTTAATATTCCATTCTTTGATACACTCGATAAGCATTGCCCTTGATACCTCAGCTTCATTGCTATGAGACGTGAGAGAGAGTACTTGAGAATATGAGAGTCCGGTAGGGATTTTTACCCATTCTCCTTCTCATAGGTCGATTTCTCGGAGTTTTGTACTTGCGAAACGTGACATATATTTAGCGGTTA